TGTGCCCGTCCGCTTCGACACTAACACGCTGGATGTCACTCTCGATATTGAGCGGCTGGGCTCGATCACATCCATCCCGCTGTTGGAGATCCGCAGATGAAATCCCTCTCCCCTGGGCTGCAGGCGCATCTGGACGATGGCACCACCACCCTGTCCTGGTGCTGGCGGATATCACGCGCAGACGGTGTGGCGCTGGGCTTCACCGACCACGACCGGACGCTCAGCTTCGACGGCACCGATTTCGAGCCGGAGAGCGGGCTTACCGCCTCCGAGGTCCGCTCCGGATCTGATCTCTCCGTCGATGCGCAGGACGCCGAGGGCGTGCTGACCTCAGACCGCATCACCGAAACCGACATCCTCGACGGGCGCTGGGACAATGCCGGGGTGGAGCTTTGGCGGGTGAACTGGGCCGACACCAGCCAGCGGGTGCTGCTGCGGCGCGGAGCGGTCGGGCAAATCCGGCGCGGGCGTATGGCCTTCGTGGCCGAGGTGCGCTCGCTCGCCCATGTGTTGGGCCAGACCGTCGGGCGGTCGTTCCAGGCGAGTTGCGACGCAGCACTTGGGGATGCCCGCTGCGGGGTCAATCTGGAGAACCCGGCCTTCAAGGGTACAGGCATCGTGCTCGATCTTCTGCGGGATCGGGCTTTTACTGCCTCGGGTCTCGGCGGCTTCTCCTCCGGCTGGTTCACCTTTGGCACGGTCGAGTGGACCGCTGGAGTCAATGCCGGGCGGCGCGCCGAAATCATCGCGCATGACGTGACAGACGGCATTGCGGTACTGACGCTGCTCGAAGCTCCGGTGCGGTCCATTGCGGACGGTGACGCTTTCGCGATCCGCGCGGGCTGCGACAAGCGCCTGGAGACCTGCGGCGCGAAGTTCGTCAATACCGCCAACTTCCGTGGCTTTCCGCACATCCCCGGCCAGGATGCGGTTCTCCGCTATGCCACCAAGGATGGCGGACATGAGGGGGCGGTGTTGTGATGACCGCCAACACCGACCGCGTCGTCACCATCGCGCGGTCCTGGCTTGGCACGCCGTATCACGACCAGGCCAGCCTCCGCAGCGTCGGCTGCGACTGCCTCGGGCTCGCGCGCGGGATCTGGCGCGAGGTGGTCGGGCCAGAGCCATTCCCGATCCCACCCTACAGCCGCGATTGGGGCGAGACCGGGCCGCTCGAGGTTCTGGCCGAGGGCGCACGCCGGATGATGATTGAGGTCGCGCCAACCATGGCCGGTCCCGGCGCGCTGGTGCTCTTCCGGATGACCCCGCGCGCCATCGCGAAGCATGTCGGGATCCTTACCGGGCCTGACAGTTTCCTCCACGCTTACGAGCGCCTCGGCGTGATCGAGGAACCGCTCAAACTGTCCTGGCGGCGGCGTATCGCCTTCGCCTTCCTTTTTCCGCAACGCTGAGATCCACACATGGCCACCCTCGTTCTCGGTGCCGCAGGTGCCGCCATTGGCGGCAGCATTGGCGGCGCGATCCTCGGCGTCAGTGCAGCCACCATCGGCGGCTTCATCGGCTCCACCATCGGCTCGGTCGTCGACAGCTGGATCGTCTCGTCGCTGGCACCCACGCAGCGCATCGAAGGGGCGCGCTTGGACAACCTGCGCATTACCTCGGCCACCGAAGGAGCGGTGATCCCGCGCCTCTACGGGCGCATGCGGATCGGTGGAAATATCGTCTGGGCGACCGATTTCCGCGAGGAGACCAAAACCACCACGCAGGGCGGTGGCAAGGGTGGCGGGGGTGGCGGCAAGGTCAAGACCACCGAGTATTTCTACTATTCGTCCTTCGCTGTCGCGCTCTGCGAGGGGCCCATCACCGGGATCGGCCGTATCTGGGCCGACGGCAAGCTGCTCGATACAGCCGGGATTACCTGGCGCTGGTATCCGGGGGACGAAGCGCAGATGGCCGATCCGTTCATCGCGGCCAAGATGGGAACTTTGAACACGCCAGCCTATCGCGGCACGGCCTATGTTGTCTTCGAGGATTTGCCGCTCGGCAATTACGGCAACCGCATCCCGCAGCTGAGTTTCGAAGTGTTCCGCCCGCTCGCCGATCTGGACACGGCGGAGGGTCTCACACAGGCGGTCACCATGATCCCGGCATCGGGCGAATTCGCCTATGCCACGCAGAGCATCCGGAAAGGCGGTGGCGGGGCGTCGCAGGTGGAGAACCTGAACGCACTGACTGACACCGCCGACATGGTGGTGGCGCTGGATCGCCTGCAGGCGATGGCGCCGAAGGTCGAGAGTGTCAGCCTCGTCGTTGCCTGGTTCGGCGACGATCTTCGCGCGGGCAATTGCAAGGTGCGGCCCGGCGTCGAGGTTACTGCGAAAACCACCACGCCGTCGACATGGTCAGTGAATGGCGTCAGCCGCGCGAATGCCTTCCTGGTCAGCCGCGACGATCAGGATCGCCCGGTCTATGGCGGCACGCCCGCCGATTTCGCCGTGGTGCAGGCGATCCAGGAGATGAAGGCGCGTGGACTGCGCGTGACCTTCTATCCGTTCATCCTGATGGACGTGCCGCCCGGCAATACGCTGCCGAACCCGTATTCGGACAACGCAGCTGATGCGGGACAGCCCGCGTTCCCCTGGCGCGGGCGGATCACCTGTGCACCTGCCGCGGGGTTCGCCGGGACCGTGGACAAGACCGCGACGGCTGCTGCGCAGGTGTCGGCGCTGTTTGGCGCGGCGACGCCTGCCAGTTTCAGCGTCTCTGGCGAGAGCGTCAGTTGGACTGGCGCGGCGGGTGACTGTGGCTTGCGCCGGATGGTGCTGCATTACGCGCATCTCTGCGCGGCGGCGGGCGGGGTTGATGCCTTCCTGATCGGCACCGAGATGCCAGGGCTGACCACCATCCGCTCCGGAGCCAGCACCTATCCAGCCGTGCAGGCTTTTCGCGACCTTTTGGCTGACGTGCGCTCAATCCTCGGGTCTGGCACCAAGATTGGCTATGCCGCCGACTGGTCGGAGTATTTCGGCCACCAGCCGGGGGACGGCACCAGCGAGGTGTTCTTCCACCTCGATCCGCTCTGGGCCGATCCGGAGATCGATTTCATCGGCATCGACAATTACATGCCGCTGTCTGACTGGCGCGACGGGTTCGAGCATGCGGATGCGGCCGAGGGCTGGCCCGCGATCTACGACCGCGCCTATTTGCAGGGCAACATCACGGGCGGCGAGGGCTTCGACTGGTTCTATGGCTCCGAGGCTGATCGCGCCGCTCAGGTCCGCACCGCGATTACCGATGGCGCAGCCAGCAAGCCATGGGTCTTCCGCTACAAGGATCTGCGCGCTTGGTGGGCGAATGCGCATTACAACCGCCCCGGTGGGGTGGAGAGCGGGACGCCGACGGCATGGGTTCCGCAGTCCAAGCCGATCTGGTTCACCGAGCTTGGCTGTCCCGCCATTGATCGCGGCACCAATCAGCCGAACGTCTTCTTCGATCCGAAGTCGTCCGAAAGCTTCACGCCACATTTCTCTCGGGGCTGGCGGGACGATACCGTCCAGCGGGCCTATCTCGAGGCGACCTACCTCTGGTGGGGCGACGGCGCGAACAACCCGGTGTCGTCCGTCTATGGCTGGCGCATGGTGCATGTGCCGGAATGTGCCGCCTGGACCTGGGACGCGCGACCCTATCCGTTCTTTCCCGCGCTGACCGAAGTCTGGACGGACGGCGCGAATTGGCGACTCGGCCACTGGCTAACTGGACGGCTCGGGGCGGTTTCGCTGGCCGCGTTGGTGCGCCATCTCTGCGTGCGCGCAGGAATGCCCGAGGCCCGGATCGACGTCACCGGCCTCTGGGGCGCGATCGAGGGCTACGCCATTGGCGCACTGGAAAGCCCGCGCGCCTCGATCACCACGCTGTCACGGCACTTTGGCTTCGACGCTGTCGAGACCGAGGGCATGATCCGTTTCGTGATGCGCGGGCGGGCGGCCATTACCACCATCGCGCCCGACGATCTGGTGGCCCCGAACGCGGGGAGCGGGGCCCGAGAGGGCGACGTGCTGGAACTGACCCGCGCGCAGGAGACTGAACTGCCGCAGGCGCTCAAATGGCAAGTGGCGCGTGCCGATGAGGATTACGACGCCGCCCTTGTTGAGGCGCGACGCATTACCGTGGACACCACCCGGATCGCCTCGGAGAGCTTTCCCATGGCGGTCCCGCCCGAGGAAGCCGAACGACGCTGTCGCCGCGCGCTTATGGAAGCCTGGACCGGGCGGGAGACGGCAGCGTTCCGCTTGCCACCGTCGCGACTGGCACTGGATCCGGCGGATGTCGTCACATTGGCCCATGACGGGCGGCAAATCCCGCTGCGGCTTGTCTCCATCGCAGATGCGGAGGCACGTGGGATCGAAGCTGTCCGTCAGGACCGCGAGGCACACGATCTGCCACCCGGATCGCCCCGACCGTCGTCCCTGTCGAAAGCAGTCGTGTTCGGCGCACCCGAGGCCGTTCTGCTGGACCTGCCGCAATTG